CCTTGTCGAAGCCGGGCTGCGTGATGTAGCTGCGCGTGTAGATCGCCTCGGCGGTGGCGCGCGGCATGTCCACCATCGGACCCATGTAGCCGCTGGCGCGCGCCACAGACGCGGTGATGCCCCACATGGTCTCGCCGCCGGGGTCAGCCGGGTTGTTGCTGTACCGGCCCTCACGGCCGATGACGCCGTCGATGATCGATTGGATGCTCATTTGTGCCACCCCTGACCCTTCAGCGCCAGGTAGACGCAGCCGGCGAACGCCAGCACCAGGATGCCTTTCAGCGTCCACTTGCCGAACTCGGCGAAGGCCTCATCCATCCATTCCCTGATCGCCTGCTTGGCCAGGTTCTTCTGTTCTTCCGGTGTGAGTGACGGCATGCTTGTTCCTTTTCTGGAGGTGAGGTGTTGCGGATTTGCAGTTTTCGCTGATATATAATTGGCCACTCTTTCATGGAGGCCTTATGGAATTTCATATTTCCCATCCCATCGAACTGGGCACCGCGCTCGCGTACCTCATCAATGCCTGGATCTGGGGGCGCAAGAGCGACGACTAGCGCTTCTGGTCGTCCTGGTACAGCGGTGCGAGAAGGCCGGCCGGGATGCCTGCCGGCGCAAATTGCGACCGCAAGCTGGCTGCGTTTGGTGGTGCCAGCGGCACGCCGGTGAGGAGCGATTTCGGAGCGTTGAGGGTCGTCTTTGCCTGGGAGCCGATGATGAGGGCTTGGCCCGGGTCGCCCACGATTTGGCGGCCAAAGGGGATCTTGCTCACGAGCGGGCTGTTGACGATGTTCTCGATGACCGAATTGATACCGGCGTCCGTGCGAGAATTGTTGACTTTCGATCCGGCAGGTTGGAACTGCTCATATTCGGCAACTCGGCCAAGGGCCTTGAGCTGATTGACTTCCTCTGGCCGGAAGAACAGCTGCAGTTTGCGATCGCCGATATTTTTGAGCGCCCTGTTATAGCCGCTTTGCCCAAAATTAACGATCTCGTCAGCCTTGCCGCCTTTCGCGGAATTTTTCAGGTAGGCTGCAATCTGCTGGCGCACGGCGTCCATCGCTTCGGGGCTGGTCTGGATCGCGTTGCGCAGCATGGCCACGTCCATCACATCCGACTTCGGCCCGCGGCCAACGATGAACTGCTCGACAAAGCGGTCTGGCTCCACGCCGGCGCGAACCGCCTGGAGTGCCGGCGTCTTGTCGACCACCTCCATCCAGTTGCGGTGCAGCGCCCGCGCCTCGTTGAAGGCGTCGACAGCTTTCTGGCCAATGTTCTGCCCGGGCTTGAGCGGAGTCGACTCCAGCGCGCCGCGGATCAGGCCCAGCGCTTTCTGCTCGATGCCGTTATTCGAAAGCCGCGACAGCTCGGCCAGCTGGCTCTTGAGCATCTCGGCGTTGTCCACCGTCAGCGGTGTGTCGCCGTTGCGGATCTTCTCCAGCACGCTGGAAACCGTGCGCGGCACTTTCCAGGTCACCAGAGCCTCATCGAGCGCGGCCATCGCGTCGTTGACGAATGACTGGTCGTCCAGCAGCGCGCTGCGGCCGTCGGCGCTGCGGGCCTTGGCGTAGCCCTGATTGATCACTGCCTGCTCGGCATCGTTGCGGGCGTTCAGCGCGTTGATGACTTTCGTCGAGCCGGCGATTGGATCATCAGTGGTGGCGGCGCCAAGGTCATTGAGGTAACGCGTCATTTGGGCATTGTTCGCGTTCTCGGTGCGAGCCAGGATTTGCGCGTTCGGATCTTTGCTGGTGGCGCTGATATTCGCCAGGTTTTTCTGCCGGGTCACGTCTACCGGGTCAAGCGTTAAGCTGGCTCTGGTCGGCGTGAGCCCGGTCAGGCGGAAATCCGCCAGGCGACGGACCGCGTCGGGACTCAATTCCTGGCCAATGGACATTGCCTGCGCCACATCCTGACGCAGCGTGTTGGCCACGTCGCCTGGAAGATCGCCGAGCGTGAAGCCCGGTCCATCCTGACCCGCCAGCGCGTTGTTGATGGTCAGCTCCACCTGAATCGGCGCCGGCGCCGCACGCGGCATGACGGCGCGCGCGGCCGCCTGGCCGGCGCGCTGCCCCAGCGCCAGGCCAGCGGGCGTAAGCAACCCGGCGCCGAGCGAGGCCGCCAGCTGGGCATTCTGGCTACCGCCGGTCTCGCGCGCCGCGCCGCCGGCGACGCCGCTGGCGGCCGCAGACGCCAACTGGGTCGCCGGACGGGCTGCCAGCATGCGGCCCACGCCCTGAGCAACCCCGCCGGCGCGCTGGGCCAGCTGCGCGCCAACGCCGATAGGCAGCAACGCGCCAGTCAGCGCGCTCACCGCATCTCCGGCAATGCGCTCGCCGGCGTTGCGCGGGCGCGGCAGGCCGATGTCGTCGGCGATGGCATCGCCGGAGATCGGCGCGAACTGGAAGGGGCTGCCGGAACTCTGAACAGCGCGCAGGCCGGCATTGAGCGTGTTGCGAATTGGGCTGGTGAGCAGATCGAGTGGGGCGGCGGCGCCGCGCAACATGTTGCGCACGCCGAGCCCGAGCTGCGTGGGGGCGTCGTTGATCAGGTCATCCAGCTGCGCGCCGAAGCCCTTTGCCTGCGGCACCTGGTCGACCGGCACAAGCCGCGCGCCGGAGCTGGTTTTCATCGGGATTTCATCGACTTCAACAAGACGGGGCATTTAGTTTTCCTCCACGCGGTAGTTTTTCCCATTGCGCTGGACGTAGTAGTTGCCGTCGCCGCCGAGCGTCGCCATGGCGCTGCCGCCGCCGTCCAGTTTGATGATCTTGGAGCGCGGTTTTTGGGCTGCTCCACCCGCCGCTGACGCGGCATCCAAGTTTGATCTACCGGCCAGAACTTCCGAGGCCTTGTCAGCGCCAGGCCCAGCTCGGACTCTTAGCGATTCGATATAGAGAGGGATTGCAGCTATTTTCTGCTGGGTTACAGACGGGTCTTCCCCGAATATGGGAGTGATTTCCCTGATCTTCTGGAGCCCCTCCTCCCTGTTGTAGCCGGCACCGGTCGCAGCGCGCAGTAATGCCTCGCTGAGTGACGACGCTGCTTGTATAAATTTTTGACGATCGGCAGACCTGAATGAGTTTGCAATTCCATCGAGGCCGGGGATATTGCCAATCGAATCGAGTATCCCGGGCCGTGCGGCCGAAGTCGGGGCGCCTTTCTCGTCCAGGCCGACGCTCTTGAGGTTTTCGAAGGCGTTTTGGGCTTGCACCAGCCATCCAGTTGCCTTCCCCTGATCCTCTGTCATTTTTTTACCTGAACCCATCAATGGAATCACTCGTCCTGCCGGGAACATCGGCGATGGCGGAAGAACGAAGCCGCCGGCGTCGGCGTTGTATACCGGCTTGCCAGCCTGCGACTTATCGAAGGCGAGGCGGTCGCGCGCAACCGCGTTGCTCGCCGCCGCGTCGGGCGACAGCGTCTTGGTGAACGACTGGTTCGGCGTCAGCTGGTATGGGTTGTATGGCACCAGCTTGCCGCCCACATCGGCCAGCTTCATTTCATCGCGCGGGAGCACGCCATCCAGCCTCTTCTGGTTGCCGCCCTTGTCCAGCACGTAGGCAAACGGCTTGCCGTCTGGCCCGGTCGCGAACTGTGGCTTCTGATCGAACTCCGGCTTGAACTTTAGCGCGGCGACCTCCTGCGCATCGGCCTGCGCGAACAGGCCTTGCGCGCGCAAAGCGTCCGCCAGGCCAATGCGGCGGCTATATTCATCCAATGCCGGCTGCTGGCCAAGCCTTGGCGCTGCGGCGAGGCGTTCAGCGTTGTCGATCGTTGGCGCCATGTTCGAGCCCAGGACGCCCTGGGCGGCCGCCGTTGGCGATGCGAGGCTGTTGTTGTACTCGCGCGCGACACGCTGCGCGGCCAGCTGCTGCTCACGTGCGGTCTGCCGGTCTTGCTGCTCGCCCATCGCGCCCTGCAGCTGCAGGTTCTTCAACTGCTGGTCCAGGCCAAAGGCCTGCTGCTGCATCTTGCGCTGCTGCGCCTGGTCCATGCTGCTCTGGAAGCCCTGCAGGCCGGCGCCCAGCGCCTGGCCAAAGCTGATGGGCGTGCGCGATGGTCCCGAGGCCTGCAGCAGCTGCGTAGCCAGCCCGAGCAGCCCCTGGTTCTGCTCCGGGGTGAGGTTGGTGATCTGATCGAAAAATCCGGGCATGGCGGCTCCTTAGGAGGTGAACCAATCGTTGTTGACGTAGGACTGGGTGCTGGGCGTGCCCAGGTTCTTGAACTGGTTGTAGATGCCCAGTCCCGACAGTGCGCCGCCGAGCAGGCCGGCCCCCTGGTTCTGGTACAGCGGCGTGCTGCTGGTGGTGCTGCCGCCGGCGCCGGCGAATTGCCCCAGCGCGCCGGAGCCCTGCAGCAGCTTCTGCCAGTCGGCGTTCTGGGCGCCGGTACCGTAGCCTACGGCCTGGCCCAGCAGGCCGGAGCTCAGGCCAACGCCGGCGATGTTGCGCGCGTCGTTCTGCGCGGTGGTGCCCAGCTGGGCCTGCAGGTTGGCCAGGTTGGTCTGCTGCGCCATCTGGCTGTTGTTGGTGCTGGCCGCCTGCTGCGCGCTCTGGTTGGCCAGGTTGGTCTGCTGCTGGAAGCCGGCGTTCTGGCTGGCCGTGCCATACTGCTGGCCGCCCAGGCCCTGGGTGGCGGACAGCGCGCGGTCCTGCCCGGCGTTGAACGCGCCGGCTTGCGCGTTGATGCCGGCGGCGCCGTTGGCGGTCGACAGCGAGGTGTTCGCGTCGGTGAGCTGGCGGGTGTAGTCGCTCAGGGCGTTGCCCTCGGCGATACCCTGGCGCGAGCCGCCGTACTGGCCGGCCAGCACGGCGTTGGAACGGATGCCGGGCAGGATGCTGCGCTGCAGGGTGTCCGTGACGGCGTTCTGGCGCTGCTGAAAGCCGGCGGTGGAGGCGTCTTCGGCGGCCTTCAGGCCCTGGGTCAGGTAGGGGTTTGCGCCGGCGTCGCCGTTGATGAAACGGTTGTACGAGCCGCTCAGGTCCAGCTGGTTTTGCGACGGCGCGGCGATCTGGGCGGCGTTTGACGTGCTCGCGCTGATGCCCGGTAGGTAGGATGCCTGTGGCGCGGCGTTCTGAGTCTCCTGCAGGCGCTGCGCGTTCTGCTGGCTGCGCATGAAGTTGTTCACGCCCCAGCCGCCCAGATAGTCGTTGATGCCTGAACCAAAGCTCTGCAGGCCGCCGGATTGGCCCTGCTGCGCCTGCGCGGCGATTTGCTGCAGCAGGCCGCCCTGGCCATCGCTACCATACAGCAGGGAACGCAGGGCCGGATCGAGCTGCTGCTGCGTCGTTTGCGTGGCGGTGCCGGACTGGGAACTGCCCTTGCTGCCCAGCAGGCCGCCCACCACGGAGCTCACCACTGGCGCGGCGGCCGCGCCGAGGATCGTTTCGATACCCATTTTTTATTGCTCCTGTAAATGCCGCCGTGCGGCTCAAAACCGAGTGCGAGCACAAACCGGCGACCGTCTTGCGTGGTCGCGCTGGTTGTCACCTCGCCAAATTGATCAATCAGGCCGTTCAGCACGCGCGCGGCGTGGCGGGAAAACCACCTGCCTTTTGCCCAGGGCAGCACGCAGGCGTGAATCTCGTTGCCATGCACCATGAGCGCGCCGCAGACGCTACCGTCCACCTTCAGCACGTGCACATCGAAGTGCACGGTGCGCCTGTCAAATTCCGCCAGGCTCAGCCCGGGCATGCGCGGCGCGACGGACTGGTACGCTTCCACCAACCCTGCCCGCAGCGCCATCTGGTGTTACCCCATCTGGTTCCAGACGGAACCGTCGAAGTAGTAAATCCCGGCGCCGCCGCCCGGGTTCCAGCCGATGCCGTCGGCGTAGCGGATGTCGCCATCGCGCGGACGAAGCGGCGCGGTGCCCATCTTGTCGATGTGGCCGGCGGCGAGCGCCTTGATGGCCGCCTCCAGCCGGATCTCCCTGTCGCGCAGGAAGCGCACCATGTCGGGCAGCGTGGTGATGCCGGTCGGATCGGCCGCGGCGTAGGCGACGGTCCCAAGATTCGGGTCGCGCATCACCAGCCTCCCATCTGCTCGACGTCGACGCTGTAGCTGTCCAGGCGCCACTGGTAGGCGGTCCCGCTCTCGAAGCGGATGGCGATGTAGCGGCCGGTCACGAAGCAGTCGAGCGGGGTGTCCTCGCCAATCACGTAGGTCATGGTGACCTCGTACATCGGCTTGAGGTACGGATCATCCATCCCGGCCACCTTCACGATCACCGTCTCGCCGACGTTGCCGGTGATCCGTGCGCGGATGCCGCGCACCAGCTTGATCAGCTCCGGCGCGTCGAACGACAGCCCCTGGCGCTCGAGGTACGCCGCCGGCGCCATGCCGTCAAAAGAGGCGCTTCCGTCGAGCTGATACAGCTTCTGGTTCGTGCTGGCCATGACCACGCTGGCGATGTCAGGCGTGAACGATGGGCCATTGAACAGCGTCAGGTAGGAGTCAAACGGCGCCGTCTCCTGGTCGAACGTCTGGCCGGCGGCATTACCGATGGGGCCGTCGGCGGCGTGGTTCAGGTTGGGTAGCTCGCGGAAGGAGATCGTCCGGTCGCGGTAGTTCCAGACCACCGCGCGGTTGCAAACGGTCGAGCCGATGGCCGGGTAGCAGATGAATACCTCGTTGAGGTACGTGTTCTTGAACACAAAGCATTTGCTCTTGCCAACGACATCGATGTTCTGGAACAGGTAGCGGCGCGTGAGCTTGTCCAGCACCGACGTCGGCGTCTGTCCATCATGGGCGATCACGTCCGATCCGGTCAGCACGCAGTGGAAGCCCTCGACTTCCACGATGCAATTCTTGTTCATCGCGCCGCTGGTGCCCAGCACCTTGCGGAAAGCAAACACATACGGGCCGCCAGTGATGTCCATCCGCCAGATGCTCGCCTGCTTGTAGACCATGAAGAACTCGCGCAGCTGCAGGCCATCCATGATGATGTCCTGCCCATCGGAGAGGTTATATTCGCCGGCGTCCTGCGTGGCGTCCGCCTCGTTCCACGTGGACGGCAGCGCGCCGGCGTCGGCCGGGCTCGACCACTTGACCATGTAAGGGAAGTCGCCGGCGACCTTCTTGATGCCCAGGGCGACAAGGTAGGGGCCAAACGAGCGTAGCACCTTGCAGTAGGTGTTGACCGGCCACGCGGGCAGATCCAGGAACTTGTGCGTGAGGTTCTGGTCCCAGTACATCGGCGCATGCGTGCCGTCGGCCGCGTTCAGGATCGGGATACCGCCAAACACGGTGCCGGTCCACTGGTTGGCCACGCCCGCGCGCGGCGTGGCGTGGGTGATGTCGGTATAGGTGATCGTGCTGCCGTTGTTGGTGACCACATGCTGCTTTGCTGCCGAGGCAATCAGCCAATACGGCACGCCGACCACGGACACGGCCATCAGGTACTGCGGCACAACGGGGCAGGGCGTGTAAATCTCGCTGTGCCCGTAAAACTGGTAGGCGTAGCCGTCGAGGAAGCGGATATTGCTGCAGTCGGTCCAGGCCTCTATCGGAAGCTCGTGGACCGACAGGTCCTTGACGACGCCGGCGGCGCCGCAGTTTTTCACTGGAACGATGGGCATGGTTACGCCTGGCTATCGTATGGGCCGGCGTAGCGCGGATGGGCAGGATCCCACACCGTCACGAACCGCTGCCCGCTCCACCAGTCACCGATGTTGCCGGTATCCTCGGCCGGCAGGCAGCCGGGCCAGTCTTCATAGCGGTCGACCACGATGACGTTGATCACGACCTGCTCTTCATCCACAATCGCTGCACGCATGGCTACCCTTTCACCCGACATATTCGATCAGTACGCAGCCGGGCGCGCCGTTGTTGCCATTGGCATTGGCGGAAGACGGCGCCGCGCCGCCGCCATAGTTCTGCGCGACGGTGCCCGGCTGGGACAGCAGGGAGCCGCAACCGGTCTGCTGGGAGTTCGTGGCCGCCTTGCCACCAGGGATCTTGATCAGGCTGTTGGCCGTGGTCAGGGCTGGCTGGTTCTTCGCCTGGATGGAACTCAGGCCGCCGGCTACCTGCGGCAAATTCGTTGGGCCGGCCGGGCCAATACCGCCAGAGCCGACGTTGACGATATAGGGGATGCCGGGAACGATATCGATCCACGAAATGCCCGCGTCGCCACCCGGCCCCGCAACGCTGCTGCTGCCGACACTGGTGCTGCTGCTGTAGCCGCCATCCTGCAGGGTAACCTTGGCGCGCTTCCACCATACTGGGAAATTGATCGTGGTCGACTGCTGCAGGAAAATGGCGGCGGCGGAGTTGGGCGCCCGCCCTGGCCGTGGCGTACCCTGCGCGGAGGACATCAGTACGCTCCGCCGAAGGCCAGCACGTTGGCATCGTTGGCCACCGTCTCCGACACGTAGAGCTGCTGGTTTGGCGCCAGGTTCCAGTTGGAGTAAGGGCGCTCCACCGCAAACGAATCGACGGTGGCGCTGGCCGTGACGGCGCTCACCGGGATTTCGTCGATCAGGCGCGAGGTGGTGCCGTCATACAGCCAGATGCCGATCAGGCCGGCAACTGACGTCGCCTTGCACTTGACGCGGATCGCGTCGACCCGGCCACCGGCGTTGGTGACAGGGTCAGTCAGCTTCACCAGCCCGGCCGTGCCAACGATGTCGGCGCGCGAAGTGATCGGCGCGGCGCTGACAAGGCTCGCGACGCCGACGAGTACAGCTGCTGGAAAAATGGGGACGGTATTTCCTGCCATCACAAGGCTCCTAGATTGTAGGCCTGCATCGTTGCGCCGACCGGGGTTGGTTTGTATGAGGTGCTGCCATTGAGGCCCTGCAGCATGTAGATCCGCCCGTCATTGGGAGGAGGCGGGTAGTTGGCCGAAATAGCCAGGTTGTCCAGATAGCGCTTCGTGACCGATGCCAGGCGGAGCTGCGTACCGTCGTAAATGCCGATGTATGGCACGCCAGCGCGCAGATCGGATGCGGCGAGCACGGCGCCATCGATGCTGGTAATGGGCACGGCGCCCAGGCCGCTGATGTTGATGGTGCTCGGGCCGGTGTTGTCGATAACCGGCGTGAATTCCACCAGCATACGGGCGCTCATGGCCTGCAACTGGTTGGTGGTGGCCGGGGCCAGCGTATAAGCGTTGACACCGCCGCCGTCGGCGCCCGTGACAAGGACAGCGCCCATGAACCCGGCGAAGTCATTGAGGAGCGCGTTTTTGATGTTCCGGTGGTTGTCGTCCGAAATCGACGCCGGGTCAGCGCCCAGCGGCCAAAGCGGATTCAGGTCGGAGAGGTGCTTGACGAGTGGTTCGAGCGGCATATCAGTATCCCGTGCCGACGCGGCGGCTGCAGTTGGAAAGCGTGCTGAAGGGCAGGTCGGTGCGCAGCGGCGCCATCGAGCGCGAGCGCGCGGCCTCGGCGGCGACCTGGCGCAGCACATCGTCAAATTCGGTCTTCCACGTCGCAACACGCGGGTCATCCCGCAAGTACGGCGCCGAATGCACCAGCGCGCCGTACAGGTACAGGTCCGGGTGTTTTTGCAACAACATGTTGCTCGGGTTGGAGGTCGACAGGTAGATCGATTGCTGGTAGCGCAGCATCAGCGCATACGACTGGTCGGTTGGCTTTTCGAATGCAATATTGCCGCCGTCCACGGCCCAGAATTGCGGCAGGCCGGGGCTGTCATCATCGATCGGCAGCTGCTCCGCCGTCAGCAGCACGAAGTCGTACCGCGGCTCGATATGGCGCGACTGCAGCTGGATGGGCGACGCGAAATCCGAAGGCAGCGCCACGAAGCGTGATCCCGCCTCGCTCGACAAAGGCAGGTCAATCTCCTTCGCGCTGATATTGAGCTTGCGGTTGATCTTCGCTTCGGCCATGCGAACCCAGTCAGGGATGCGCCCGCTGAGGTCCTTGCGGTGCAGCCAGTCGGCCACGGCCGTCAGCAACCAGCTGTAGTCGCGCACGTCAGCCATGGCTAGGCCTTACCCTTCTGCGATTTTGGCTTCGATGGAACGGCCGTGATCGGATCAGGATCTTCCTGCTCGACCTGTGCTTCTGGCGCTGCGGCGCCATGCGCGGCGTGGTCAGCCGCCCAGTCGTCGTAGCCCTGGTCGCGAGCGGCCGCCTCTTCGGCGTCGTTCGCGACGATCAGGTGTTTGCCCTGTAGGTACAGGGCCTTCGGGTATTCGATGATTTGCATGGTGTTTCTCCTTGAGGATGGCCCGGGCGCCGGCCGACGCCCGGGCAGGCGGATTACTCGGTGATGCGCGAGGAATGGTCCGGACGCACGGCCGCAAAGCCATACAGCACGTCCACGCGCGTCGATTCGGTGTCGGTCTGGCCGTTACCGAACGTCATCACGCGCACCGAGAAGCCGCCGACGGTGGCGGTGTAGCCCTCGCAGGAGGCCAGGATCGGCAGCGGCGCAAAGGCGGCGGTGAAGGCGTTCTTATGGAAGGCCAGCTCCTGGCGGTAGCCGGTCGAAGCGGAGCCAACCAGCGACGCCGCGGCGCCATTGGCGGGCAGTGCCGACACGGTGCCGATGATCGAGGCCGTGGTCACCGACAGGGCCGGGTAGATGCCGATCGTGCCGGTGGTGCCGGTGGCGGTGAAGTCAGCCGTCACCACGAACTGGCGCAGCTTGCCGTTGGATACACCCAGAATCGGGTGCACCGAGAACACGCCAGGGATGGTGAACACCTGGCCTTGCAGCAGCGTCTGGCCAGCGGTCAGGCCGCCGATATTCAGCGAGGCGCCAGTCTGGCCGGCGCCATTGATGGTGAAGGCGGTGGCCGAGCCGTTGACGAGGAAGGGCAGCGACTGATTCTCATACATGTCGAAGCCCTGCGCCTTGGTCAGGTAACCCTGCAGGAACGTCTTGTTGACGCTTTCGGTCGGGTTCTGCTGGTTCTTGATCGCGTCCGCCAGTTCGTTGCTGGCGTCCGAGCTCATCAGCGCCGTGCGGTCGCCCTCTGGCGCCAGGAAGCGCTCCAGCACGGCGCGTGCCTGGCCATAGGTCTTGAAGGTGTTGGGCGTCGTGCCCGGCGTGCCGACCACGTTGGGCGTAGCCACCACGGCGCGGCGGATCAGGTCGGCCTGCACAACCGAGGCCAGCGAGTTCATCGCCGGACGCAGGAAGCGGTCCTTGAAGTCGCTGATCGACAGCGCCTTCTCCTTGGCGGTGAAGGTCAGCGGGACGTGCTTCTGGGTGGCCAGCTGCAGGCGCACTTTGGTTTCCTGCTGGTCCGGTGCGGCGCCGCCGCCGGCGAAGTTCACGCCGTCGAAGACGGTAGGCACGGGCGGCACGCCGATGTCCACGAAGTCGCCCTTGCGGTAGCCGTTCGGCGCCGACTGGAACTCCTCCTCGCGGCCGCGATTGATGTTCGACAGGAAGTTGGCCTCCTCGGCCAGCATGGCGGCGGCTTCCCGCGCCAGCATCTGGTGGGTCAGAATTGCATTTGGCATTTTATTGCTCCAGAAATAAGAAAACCGCCACGCGGGCGGTTCGATGGGTGGTGATGTCGGCTACCGTTTGCGCTGTTTATCCTGGCGCTGGCGGTACCATTCAGCGTCGGACATCTTGCTCGGGTCCTTCGGCGTGGCGGCGCGGGCAGCACCAACACGCGTGACCGGGGCAGCAGCGACACCGGGCCTGGGCTTTGCGGCCTGTTTCTTCTCCAGCTGGCTGTAGAGCTCGGCTTGATGCAGCACCTTGAACAGCTGCGGGTGCTTGATCAGCACCGGCATCAGCTCCTGGTGGTTCAGGCCCAGATCCTGTCCGAACTTGAGCAACTGCATGTCCCGCTCATTGGACCAGTTGGGAATTTCACGCTGCACATACGCCACCGCGTCCTGGGCCTGCTTGGCAGATGCCTGCTGCTGTTCCAGTGCAAATTGCTGCTGTTTCTGCGTGACCGATTGAACTGCCTGAGCGCGCTGGATCTCCAGGGCGCGCTGTTCCTGTTGCAGGAGGATGGCATTTTGCGGATCGGTGGCCACGGCTTGCTGCCAGTCGATATTCGCGTAGCGCGCCAATTGGTCATCGATGGCGACGACTTTGGCGTAATCCTGCACATACTCCTGATGCATCTTCTGCTGCTGCGCCGACTGTGCCTCGAACTGGCGCCGCTGGTCAGCCAGCGCCTGCGTCTTCTGCGTGTAGTCGGCGTTCATCATGCGCTCGGACGTCAGCTTTTCAGCCACCGCCTTCGGCAATGCGAATCGCTTTCCGTCAACTTCGATCTCGCTGGTTTCTTCTTCGCCGGTTTGCTCTTGCGAGGCCGCGCCCGATTCACCTTCGATCTCGTCGTCAACGTGTTCAGCGCCAAGGTTTTGATCCTCGGCGCCAGTTGCTTCTGCCGCGCCGGAATCCTGCGTACCGCCAGGTTGTTCCATTTCACTCATCGAATGCTCCAATAAAAAAGCCACCTCGCGGTGGCCGGTTGTGACTGCTCGCGCGGCGGCTTATCCAGCCGTTTGGTCTACAGCCGAAATCGTGAAGGTGCCGCTCACAGGGCATAAAATGAAGTACCAGCCGATCGGCAATTTGATGTCGCCAGGCGCGCCTACAATCTGGTTGAGCGCCACGCCGACCACCAAAGTACCGGTGTTGCCGTTTGTCCATTGGGCGACCACTGTGCCGCCAGAGCAAGTCAGCGAGCTGGACGCGATCCTGGCCTGCAGGGTGCATGTGGAGCCGCCGCCGACAGTCATGGCGGCTGTGCAGCTTGGGCTGACGGTTGCGATCGCGGCTTTGGTGCTATCGCTGGCCTGGTATGCGGTGCTGGCCGCAAGGGTGCGCGATACAGGAGCGCCGAAGTTGAATGCCGGGGCGGGAGTGCCCGCAGGGCCTTGGGCGCCAGTGTCGCCTTTAGGCCCCTGCGGACCTTGCGCGCCAGCCTGTCCGGTTGGCCCCGCGGGGCCAGTGGCGCCGGTGAGCCCTTGTGCGCCGGCCGGCCCTGCTGGCCCGGTTGCGCCTGTTGCGCCCTGGGCGCCGGTTGGGCCAGCTGGACCCTGAGGACCTTCAACGCCTTGCGGACCTTGAGCACCTTGCGGACCTTGTGCGCCAGCTGGGCCGGCGGGCCCTGTCGCGCCAGTGGCGCCGACGTCGCCGCTGGCGCCTTTCTCACCCTGCGGCCCCTGGATACCCTGCGGCCCCTGCGGACCAGCTGTGACGGGCACGCTGAAACTGCCGCCGGAAGTATTAATGGACGGTCCCACAGGCAGACAAATCGGATCCGAGCCAGCGGCGATGGATGGCCGCACCATGACGCAGGTAAGGTTTGCGTCTGGCGGCATGAATTTGCTGACGTATGCGCTGTTGGCCGCGTTGCGTACATCGAAGCGGATGGCGTACGCCGTCTGGGCTTGCGCATGGAGCGACGCAAGCAGCAATGCTGCATAAATTGCTAACTTTTTCATATATTCCTTTCTGTCATTTGAAGATCGTTTATTGCCCCTGGTATGCAGCAGCGATCGCGGCCATTGCGGGCTTGGCCGCGATGATCACAGCACTCATCTGCAGCGAGCCTTTGTGCGACTGGTGATTGCCATCGGGCGCAGTGGCGCCGCGCACCTTGCCCGCGCCGGCCGTATGCGCCAGCACGACCTTCTTGGCGACCGGCGCGCGCTGGGCGCTGAAGAGTCGCACATTGAAGTTGCCGCCGTTGGGCGTGACATCGTGCACCTGGTAACCCACGAGATTGGCTACGTACACCGGGTCCACGTTCGAAGAGCCTGCATCGATCGCAATACCGGTACCGATCTCGGGCGCCACGTTCAGGACGATGGTGTCCGTACTGTTCGCCGCGACATCGACCATCAGGTCGGCGACGAAGCCGTCGGTCTTCCATGACTGGTAGGTAGCCGCGCTGGTCGAGCTGCGCACTGCTGCTGCAGCGGCCACGGCGAGATTGAAGATGCCGCCGCCCTTCGCCATGATCCAGGCATTTGCCGCCTCTATGTAACCGCCATTCGCGGTGTTGCCGACATAGGAGACCTGTGGCGTGACGTCGGTGTCGTTGGTTTGGCCGCTGTTGTTCACATTGGCGTTCGTGCTCGGCGTCAGGTCCTCCTGGAACCAGGGAATGTTCGGCCAGTAAGAGCGCGCGGCAGCGACCGCGCCGATGAACAGGTTCTGGAAGGCCGTCAAGCTGCCGACGTTGAAGTTGTTTTTACCCATTTCGGAATAGATCGCCTGCCACGGCGCGCGGGTCTGGCCAAGTCCGGCCGCCAGGTTGGTGGCCAGCCATGTGAACAGGTTGTAGCTTGTCGATCCGAGCACTGGCTGGTGGTCGTTCAGCATCGAAAAGCCGGACGTGTAGCGGGACGTTTGGAAGTAGTTGTACGCTGTGCTGGTGGTATCGCCGAAAGCCTGTGCCACGTGGCCCAAGTCGCGCTTCAGCAAGTCACCCATGATGTTGGTCAGGTCTTCGGTGCTGTCGCCGCAGATAAGGGCCGTCATTGACCCGTCCCAGCCCTTGGCATAGAAGCCGCAAGGCCCGAAATTGGCGCCCTGGAAGGCGAACGACTGGCCGGTTGTCTGCATCGCACTGAGCGAAAGGTCGACTGATACGCTCGATTTCGACGTCTCGCCAGGGAGGTAGTTGCTGGCGGTCGACGGCCAAACCGCGCCCAGCGAGCAGGTCCACCAGATGTCCAGGAAGTACTCGGTATTCGCCAGCAGGTCAGCGATCGGATCATTAAACACCACCAAGCCCGGAGTCATAACCTTGGACCCAGCGCC